ATGGGTTTAGCGTCAATAAAAAAGCCACTTAGACAAACAAAGAGAAGAAACAAGAGGTAGACGCACTTTTGATGGACTATAAAGGCTTTCCCATTATTAAAAAAAATAGTAGGTGATAACATTAGGGGAAATAAGGGATATAAAACGTAGGCTTAAAATTAGCCGATTAATAAAGGTTACATATATAATTGCTTATGATATTCATTCTAACATTAAAGTAATAGTCAACTACTGTTTTTCAGATGGTTTTATTTTATCTTATACAGTAGATTCCTATTACAACACAGATGAAGTAAGAAGATTGTCGCATCGTAGATTTATAGAATATCGTGACTATGTAAAGATGATTTTCCCTGATACTTCTCCTGTTTTCGAATTGTGTAATTATGTCACACAAATTTAACTATTCTTAATATCTTGCGTTTTGCGAATAGTTGATTTTATGTTCAATTCTACTCTAAATTGTGTTTATGAAAGGAAAAATTAAACTATGGACTTATCTGGAAAATTTAAATTCTTAGGAACTGAATCTGGTGTTTCTAATGCTGGCAAACCTTATGTTCGACTAGGTATCTTACAAGGACTAAAATCAGAGGTTCTATATCCGGCTGATGATATTATTGAAAAGGTAAAAAACATCCAACCAATGACTGACATTATATGTAATTTATCTATCAATATTAAAGACGATAAAACTGCTTATGTTGGTATTAAGGATATTATAATTGCTCCTAAATAGCCACTTTGCTATTATGTGTACGAAAAATGCCACAACCTACTGGAAAGCCAATTTCAGGCTGTTAGACGTGTCTGACTGCCGTCCTATCGTCGCAGATAACTATAAAAGAAATTTCTACCCACTTTCGCATCCAATGAGTGGAAAACGCGGCGAAAAACTTAAATCATCGACCCAAAATATTCGTGACCTAAGCGTAAACGTATCTATAAATCATAAACAAAACATACGTTCGCTGAACGCGGAGAAAAATTTTAAATTTAAATTAATTAAATCGTGCTTGTGCTTTTAGAAAAGGGGTCACATGGAAACTATAGATTTTACACAAGTAATTGAGAATCAGAATCAAATTATAACGTTACTTTCTGATATGAATACATATCTGTACTACATAGAAGGATTCTTTCTTTTTATTATCGTAGTGGTGCTTTGTGTATTTGCATATAGATTATTCAATATTTTCTTTAGATAGGGGGTGAAAATATGTTTTTAGCGGCTACTGGTCAATTAAGTGATATTGTTACTGGTACAATGTTATCTGGGGTACTTAACGAAATCGTTGGTTTGTTACCTGTTGTACTTCCAGTCATGATTGGATTTATTGCACTTAGAAAAGGTATTGGCTTTATCCAATCTGTTTTAAAGTCTGCATAATAATGAATTTGAGGTTAGGGCTTAGCTGTTCTAACCTTTATTTATTTAGAAAGGATTCATATGAATTATAAAATTATATTTGTTTTTGCATTATTTACTACACTTCTGTTTAATAATATATTTACTGTTAATGTTTTTGCATCCACCAAAACTTTTTCGACTGTATTAAATGACTTTGGAATAACCGAAGATAAATGGCATGTAAATTATAATAATTATGAATATATTTTTATTAAGGAACAATCTAGTAATATATCCGTTTTATATTCAAATGTTCCATTTTTATTGTCAAAAGGTAATAATTCGTCATTTACATCTTTAATTATAAATGGAAATCATGATGAATACAATAAATATACTGGTTCTTATCTAAAGTCTAACATTGAAAATGTGGTAGTATTTGCTTTACCATATGGAAATACATCTCTAGAATTTTCTCCTGATGATAATGATTTAAGCGGAGTTTTGTTTACTAGTGCTAATTTGGAATATAATGGAGTTGTTTTTTTTTCGCAAATAATGAATCCCATTCTGGAGGGAATAACGAGCCAGATGAACCTTGGTGGAACTTTGACCCAAGTGATTGGATTGATTCCGTTATTGATGGGATTGGTAGTTGGTTTTCTAGCTTTGCGCAAAGCATGGGGGAAGCTTTCAACGATTTTTCGTCAGGCTTAGTTGATGTTAAAAATTCTATTACTTCTATCCCCTCTTCTATTGGGAATTTCTTTAATACTTTGTATCAGAACTTGACTAAATTAGGGGATGATATTACCAGTGGAATTTCTACATTCATGACTGATTTGTTCGTACCAGATAATGAAAAAATGAATGCAAATATTTCTGAGATAAAGGAATCATTTGCATTTGTTGAAGAAATTAAAACTATTCAACAATCTGTATTTAATGCATTTAATCAATCTGCCCAGAGACCTGTTATAAGTATGGATTTTTCTAAAGCTAATTCTAAGTATGGTTTTGATAAAGGTGGAACTACATTTGCATTGGATTTTGCATGGTATAGTACATATAAACCCGCTGTAGATATTATAATTATAGCTTTTAGTTATGCTATATTTATTCTTAATGTATTTCGTAGATTACCGGAAATTATATCCGGTTCTGGAGCTGTAGTTGTAACTGATAATAAAATATCGAATTATAAGGGGGATTAATTCGTGATTACTGATACACTTTTAGACATTGTGTTTGGATTTGTTATGTTGATACTATCTCCTGTCTCTAATATTTCAGTTAATATTCCAACTGAATTTTTAACTAAATTCTTTGAAATAATACGAATGGGTATGTATTTAATTCCAGTTGTTCAGTTGATGCCTATTATAGTGTTTTTCGTTTTGATGATGGGTTTTCGAATTATAGTTAGTCTTATAAAAACAATATGGAATTTACTACCAGTCTTGTAAAGGAGTAATATGATAACAGTATTTGTAGATATGGTAAAGGCAATTATGAGTATATTTAAGATACCCATAACTATTCTGATTGCCTTATTTATGGTCTTTTTTATAGCGTGTATGATTCATTATATAAAAAGCTTTATAGGTGGTAAAAGGCTAAAAAAAGGCAAGCACAGGGCAGTCAAAAAACATGGTTTATTGCGTAAGATTTTTTGGGATGCACCAAAACAATATGTTGCTGACCAATTTGACCGTGACCCAGATTTTTTTAAATATCAAGGCCTTATAATTTACGAGGGTCGGCAAGGTTCTGGCAAGTCTATTACAATGACTTATGATACAATGATGATGCAAGAAGAATATCCTTTAGCTAAATGTATTACTAATCTGGCATATAAGTTTCAGAATGATGAATTAGACCATTGGTCTAAACTAGTAGATTATAAAAATGGAATTTATGGTGTAATAGCCGTTATGGATGAACTTCAAAACTGGTTTAGTAGTAATCAATCTAGGAATTTCCCACCAGAAATGTTACAGACCATTACTCAAAATCGTAAGAATAGGCGAATTATTTTAGGTACTGCTCAATCATTTAATCTTCTTGCGAAACCTATTCGTACTCAATGTACAGAGGTTAGAAAGTGTAGCACCTTCTTAGGTTGTATTACTTTTGTTCGTAAAAAAGAGCCATATTTAGATAGCGAAGGGAATGTAAAAGAATGGAAAAATCGTGGATATTATATGTTTGTACATTCTAAGAAATTACGTGATAGTTATGATACATACAAGGTTATTGAAAGCTTGTCGTCATCTGGTTTTAAGGATGAATTACCAGAAATGGTTGTAAATAATTATATTCCATTCCCCAAAAAATAAAAGAAAAGAGAGGTCTCCCAACTTGTTGGGATTCCTCTTTCTTTTATTTTGGGTTTGGGGTGTCCCCTTACTAGACTATAGGGACACTTAACACTATTTTCTCTAATCTTTTTAAAAAAATGCTTTTAAAGGGGGTTTTAATTATACTCTTATCTCCTGTTCTATCAACCTCTTTATATTCAAAAAAAGAAGAAAAAACAACTGATATGTATAATGTGAAACGAAAAGTATTTGCAAATGGAGAAAGTCAGATAATAGTTTACTCATCTCCTATTGTTACTGGATTCGTTTCTCCAAAGAAAGGAAAGAAAGTTATGATTGATTGGTCTAAATTCACTATGCAACAGATTATATCACGAGTTAAATTAAATTTCAACCGTTCAGCACGTAGAAGTAAAAATACAGTATGGGATATCGCATTATCAAATACTTGGGAATGGTTCGTAACGCTAACATTTAATCCAGAAAAAGTAGATAGCTTTAATTATGAGGAATGTACTAAAAAGCTTTCTAAATGGCTTAATAACGCTCGTACAAAGTGTGGAGAAGATTTCATGTACATAATGATTCCAGAACTACATAAGTCTGGTAGATTCCATTTCCATGGATTACTTAGTAACGCAGATGCCCTCAGATTCGTCGATAGCGGTCATAAAATGAATGAAGATATAATTTATAACATTGGCTCTTATAAACTTGGATTTACCACGGCTACAAAGGTCAAGGACACACTTCTAGTGGGTAAGTATATAGCGAAGTATATAACAAAGGAATTAACAGCTTGTACCAAGGGTAAAAGGCGATATTGGGCATCACGTAACTGCTTTAGACCAGAGGTCGAATATGTTTATGCTTCTAAAGATAAACACCTAGAAATACATGACAATTTCATAGAAAATCGTAATTTGACTTACTTAAAAGAACAGGAAAAGTATAATCCAGATGGAACACTTGGTTATATAAGATATTATAATTTTTCTCAAGGGGGTAACGAGATTGACAAAGATAATAGTTGAAAAATTTGATTATAAAATAAGCTTTGTACTTTGTAAGTACCTGGAGGTATATAAAATAGGCGAACCTATTTACATAGCTAAAGGTAGACAAGTAGTTTTAAAGCTTATATCAGATATTACTATAAACGTACCTGGTCTAAATGAGGACTGGTGCATATTGAGTTTAGTGGATTTATAAGGGGGTAATTATGAATAGAGAACAATTTATATTTACAATAAAACTTATTGCTGTATTTGTATTGATACATAGCTTTTTACAATTATATTCTATGTTTATTCCTAAATTTATTCATTGGGTTCTTGGCAACCTTATTAGATTATGGGGGGTATAATATGAATATAGAGCAAAAAGAAGAAATGATAAGAGATTTAAAAGAATCTAAAATAATAGCAGATAAAATAATTAAAAATATATTTTCAAATCCTCAAAATTGTATTGGCATGACTTTACAATCTTATTATTTTCTAGAATCAAATTTAGCACAACAAATTTTTATTCTTAAGAGGTTAAAAAGAAATGTGTAATTCTCATATCTGTAAGTATATGGATCTACTCTCCTACGATTGCAAATTATTCCGACAAAAGAAGTGCTTTATGCTAAAGTGCATATATCAAAAAGACTGCTCTTTATGCTTATATCAAAATACTAATTATTGTCGAAATAATGTAAATAATGGTAACAAAAAAGCACAAGGTATAGTGTAAATTCCCTGTGCTCTTCTAACCACTTTTTGAAGTCGATGACTTCGGCTTTTTTACTAGTTTTGGTTTGGCGATTATATATTTACCATTTGAATCTTGTAATAATTCGCCGTTTAATTCTTCGTATTCAGCTACGTATTTTTTTACTATGTATCCAAGAAGATTACTGGTTTTCCTATCCTCTATTTCGCAAATAGCAAGGAATTTATTATTTAAATCTTCTGGTACTCTTGTTACTAATCGTGGTAAATCTGAGGGCATAATATCTCCTTAATATGTAAAAATATATGTTGACAAGGTGGCACACCTGTGCTATGATTTTTTTATGAGGTGGCACACTTTGTGACACTTGTTGTAACGGTTGTTTCTGGGTGGCATTGGTAAACCTTGCATTGGTTGGTTTGGTAGAAGTAAGATATCTTCTATCCCTTATGTAAATACTTGCATAATGGTTCGAACTTTGAAAATTGAATACTGGCGATTCTTTTAGTACTTGGGTTCTCCAAGTATTCAATCGACAAAGTTAGAAAAAAATGAAATTAAACAGATTTATTATAACACGTAAACAGCTTGTACACAAGCTAAATTAATAAAATGTAAATATATGGGTTCGCCAAATAAAAGAGTATATGCATTTAAAACGAGAGAAAATAAGTTAGCTGGGTTAACTCGTGCGGTAGTCCTAGAAAAATGCAAGGCATTATATATACTCTCCCATAATGGTTTTGTTTTGGGTTATACGATA